GTAGGTAATGTTCCCAAAAACACTGTACAGGATTTTCCCATTTTCACTGTATTTTTAATTCCTGTTTACAGCATTTCAATTCTACGATAGTACGATTAAAAGCAACAACTGGAATCGCAGATATTTATAAAGTAGGAAATTTCAATTCTACGATAGTACGATTAAAAGTCCTGGACGAATATCATGCCGCGAAGACGAACAGCGATTTCAATTCTATGATAGTACGATTAAAAGCATAATGGGCTACACAAGTGGGGGCTACGCTGTTATTTCAATTCTACGATAGTACGATTAAAAGACTTGAAGATCCATTCGCCTAGCCTCAGGGTTTTCCTGATAGAATGCTTCTTTCTGGATTCGGCTAATTTCATCGAGTTGGCCTTTGAGAACCTTTGAGCCCGCCAATGCCTTCCCAAGCTGTTCACGGTAGTATGATATAGTTGCGCTATCGGCACCATCTGTCACAAGTTCTTTTATTTTCTTCCGGTACCCCTCGATGTTCTTTGTCAGCTCCTCATACCTATTCCGAACGGTTTCGATTTCCACTTGGTCTGACCTTTCGGCAAACAACGCTTCGATATCTTCCGGCTTCATGGCTTTGATTTCGTCCAGTGATTTGCCTTTCAATTGTGGAAGCAGAGTCAACAATTCCTTATACGCTTTGATTTGCTGGTAAACTGTTGCAGTTTCACTTGTCAGGACGGAAATTAACTCACCACCTTTAGTTTTCAATGATTCTTTCCGGTCATTTGCTTCATCGAGTACGGCATTTAATTGCTTCTGGGCTTTTTCCATCATAGTTGTTCGGTCACGCAAAGCAACAATAGCGGATACCAAACCTACAACAAGAACGGTAACAGCTACATATGGATTTTTGAGCATCGTTGCGTATAATAATCTTTGTGCCTTTTCAACCAACACCAACCACTTGTATTTTGTCATTTGAGCCAATGTCCAGCCACTTTCAGCCGTTGTCACAACCACAAGAGCTGCCTTGTACGCCCCGTAAGTAGCAATCAGGGAGGCAATCACCCGGCCGATCTTTTCGTAGTTCTCTGCGATCGATATTCCGATTTTGTACATGCCGGTAATCGCCTCTTTATTCTTTTTGCCAAGATTATTGAAGTTTCCCTGCCATGCACCTTCCAGCTGTGCCTGTAATCCCTTAATCCCTTCTGCCTGCTTTTGGGTCATTCCATAGAATTTACCTCCTTCCGATGTAGCTGACGCAAATGCATCGGTTACCTGCTTGACGGTTATTTGCTCGTCATCCATCATTTTGTTTACCTCCTGGATTGTTTTACCAGTCATCTTGGCTATTTCGCCCAGAGGATTAAATCCGGCAGTAGCCATTTGTCGCAAGTCCTGGGAGAGAACCTTGCCGGCTGATGTCATCTGAGAGTATGCAAGCGCCAATGATTGGAATTTTTGAGAATTCCCCATCGATATGTCACCAAGCTGTTTAACGACAGGTATCACATTCTCGGCTTCAACCCCGAACGCTAATAGCATCTGGGTCGCATCTCCAACATTGGAAAGGGATAGAGGACTATCAACCGCAAATTTTTTCAATTCATCCATGAACGCCGGGACGCCTTTTCCCCCGAGCAATACCTCAAAGGAAGATTCGAGCATCTGCATTTCACCCCGGGCGTTGATAATTTCATCACTAAAATTTTTCAACACCTCCACACTGAATGCTGTTCCTAACACCGCACCAGTGCTTTTGGCGAAATTGGCAATATCCTGAATGTATCTTTTAGCTTCTTCGGAATCTTTTTTCAGACCGGAATTGTCGATGCCGGTAGCGAAGTATAGTGCACCGTCTTTGTTGATAACTCCCATATATTTTTATTGTAAAATATAAAGGGAGTGAGGTTTTTAGCTATATTTGCAAATAATTCAATGAAACACTAACTATCTAAATTTAAAATCAATGAGCGACAAGAAAAACAACAGCCAACCTAAACAACCGCGTCCAGTTAGTAAAGACACAGGAACTGACTATAATAAATTTCGTCGTAACTATGACAGTGGGAGGCCCACTGCAAACAAATCAGAAAAAGGAACATCTGGGACTGGACCAAGAGATAAAAAAGAATGAAACTTTGCGATTATAAAGAAACGTATGAATACTTTTCCGGCAAATTAAGTGACATAAATAGAAACCTTGCATTTATGGGGTTTGGCGTTGTGTGGATACTAATAGGAGGGCTGGATAATTTTAAGCATGGAGTAATCCCAAATGCATTAGAATGGGTGTTAGGAGGATTGGTTCTGACCCTTATTCTTGATTTGATTCACTACATCTATCAAACAATCGTATGGCACTGTTATTTTAATTATTTAGAAAAAAGATTTGGTTCCAAATTTAATAAATTGATTTCGGCGCCATGTTGGGTCAATAGATGGAGCTGGGTTATTTTTTGGTGCAAAGTTGCAGTTATGTTAATTTCTTACATATGGTTGCTTAGATATATCTATCTATTAGTTTTTTAATCACCCTACAATAATAGGTCTATCAACAACTTTCTTTTGAGGCGGTCTGTTTTTACCTAATACCTCTTCGAGGACCCAATAACGAGCAGCATCGATGGCGTGGTTGTAGTCGTCGATAGGTTCATTTATGAAATTGTCGTTCTTATCTTTATCCCAGGTGTAATTACGGAATTCTTCCAGGATATTGTAGGATCGTTTGGTTATTTTGATATTTAATTCGAGCATCTTATCAATACCTGCTTTAATTGAACCTGGATATTTATCTACTGGTTTTATCCTTATACCTGAATTTCGTATTTCTGACACAAGACGTGGGTCGGCACTTTCACTGATCACTCGGCCTTTATCATTGTTCTGTTTTAGGACCTTGGTAATATCTCCCGTTCCCATACGAGTCTTGTAGCATAATTCGTCGAGATAAAGATCGTTGTCGTGTAGCGCACAATCAATAATTGCCGTGGGATCATTAGTAAAACCGAAGTCCACACCGATACCACGTTTTTTTACCCAGTCCGGAATTTCTGACACGATTTCGTATGAAGTGAAGATAACACCTTCCGCTATTTCAGCCCATCGGCCAATGACTACATGAGCATATTTGGAATTATTGAATTTATGTTTATCGATTGAACCATCGGGTTTCAGGCACTGCCCGATAGACTTATTTTTAATTTCTTTTATCTCATCAAGAAAAGTATCATTAAGATTCTCTAAGTTATCGAGATATGTAGTATGAATGTGAAGTACATTTGGATGCGTACTTATCTGGATATCCACGCCATCTATTTCAACGACCTTGTGAGTATTTTTGATGTATTTTTGATAAATGAAATGATTGACATCAGGCGGGTTCATTACGATGATAACGCGTAACTGGATGCCTTTTTTACGGATTGAAAGGACTATTTTATCAAAATCCTTTTCATCGGTCCATTCTTCCCTCTCATCACAAACAAAGGTAGTGAGCCCCTGGATAGATTTAGCTTGGCTGTTTGCTTCCCGTAACTGGTTTTTATACCACGAAACAATATCTCTGACCCGGAATAGTTGTTAACGATTTCATTTTTTGTGACGGAGAAGTACTCTTCGGTACCGTCCAACTCTATTTTCTCGTTAAATTCAGGGATAACGGACAATTCCGCAGATGCCATCGTGTAACGGCTGAATAAAATCAAATGGCCTTTTTCAAAAGACAGACGCTCCAGAAATGTGGATACATTGAATGATTTCGCACTACCACGCCCACCTGTTACAAGTATGATAAACCTGTCTTCATTTTCATACAGTTGATTATATACCGCTTGGACCTTTATCATTCTTCATCACTCCCGAATTTAGTCAGCCATTCTTTTACAGGGACAGATCCAGCCATATCTATTTTAGTTGCTTTATCCCATCCTAACATTTTACTCAACCGGTCTATAGCTGCTATCTTGTCATAAAACTTTACCTCGATACCACCTTTTATTTTTTTGATAGAAGAGATACAGGCTACAACTTCATCCGGAAGATCTTCAATGCTTTTAATCCGGACGGTCATGCCCTTAGCGCTCAATACGTCCGTAACACGTGATCGGACAATAGCGGAGAGCTCTTTTATTGCTTCATCCTTGGTGATATCGCTACGTTTTTGAAGTGCTGATTGAAGTTGTTTCACCCTTGCGGTAATCTTGGGGTTATTAAGCAATTCTATGGCTGTTCTATTCACTGTCTCATCCTTCATGTTATCACAGGAATACGCACGACGATACGCTTCGGAAGCGTTGCCGGTTTCAATGTAATAGTTACAGAAGTTTTCTTGTTTAACAGTGAGTTTTGCCATCATATATCTTCATCAATTTTCTTCCATTTTCCGAACTTTTCTTCCCACGCAACTTGTAATTGCCTCAAGATGATGCGTCCATCCTTTTTGTAACGATCAAAGAATATCACTCTTTTCGACTCTGGATCTTCATAACAGAGCATTGCTGCCTTTGTCTGTAATCTGTCCAACGCAGCCTTGACAATCTCTTCGTCCGTCATTTGCGAAATAGGTAGTTCCCGGAGAATTCGGATATTCCGGGGCTTAATATCGTTTGGCATGGTGTTTTTATGATAAAATATAAAAGGACCTAATATTCGGCACTATTAACTTTCTTGGTATATTTCCTCTATAAATCCATTTGTTTCCCTGCATAATAAACTCATTGAAGCTGGTTTGCTATATTTTAGA